ACCTGCTTCTAAATTTACAAGGCGTAAGCTAGAAGAAAATCAAGCAGCTCAAGAGCTTGATGGATTAGATACAACTATTGACTGGAAAAACACAGGTGATAACAGTTATGATGGTGAAAAATTAAAACTATTGGTTCATGATGAATCAGGTAAATGGGAAAAGCCAACTAATATACTTAACAACTGGCGAGTAACAAAGACTTGTTTAAGATTAGGTAGTAGAATTATAGGTAAGTGTATGATGGGCTCAACATCAAATGCTTTAGATAAAGGAGGCAAAAACTTTAAAAAGTTATATGACGGATCAGACGCGTTGGCAAGAAATAAAAATGGACAAACTAAAACTGGTTTATACAAACTGTTTATTCCTATGGAATGGAATTATGAGGGTTTTATTGATCAGTATGGCTATCCTGTGTTTGATACTCCAAAAAAAGAAACATTAGATCCTCAAGGTAATCTTATTACAGAGGGCGTTATACAACATTGGGAAAATGAAGTTGAAGGATTAAAGGATGATGCCGATGCTTTGAACGAATACTATAGACAGTTCCCTCGTACGGAACAACATGCTTTTAGAGATGAAGCTAAACAATCTATATTTAATCTTACAAAAATTTATCAGCAGATAGATTACAATGAAGAATTAAAGAACTCCGCTATGGTTACTCAAGGTAACTTTCAGTGGGAAAACGGGGTTAAGGATACTAGAGTAATATTTTACCCAAATAAAAATGGTAGATTTTTTATAACGTGGGTTCCAGACCAAGAACAACAAAATAACTTAATAATAAAAAATGGCGTTAAATATCCTGGTAATGAACACATGGGAGCTTTTGGATGTGATAGCTATGATATTAGCGGCGTTGTTGGTGGCGGCGGATCTAACGGATCGCTTCATGGATTAACAAAGTTTTCAATGGAGGACGCTCCCCCTAATCATTTTTTTCTTGAGTATATCGCAAGACCGTCAACGGCTGAAATGTTTTTTGAAGATGTGCTAATGGCTTGTGTGTTTTATGGAATGCCTTTGCTAGCGGAAAATAACAAACCTAGATTGCTTTATTATTTAAAACGTAGAGGATATAGAGGCTTCAGTATAAACCGACCAGATAAAACATATAATAAATTATCTATAGCTGAAAGAGAAGTAGGCGGAATACCTAATTCAAGTGAAGATATAAAACAAGCACACGCTTCAGCTATTGAAACGTATATAGAAGATTTTATAGGGGAAAAGAAAGATGGATACGGAGACATGTATCTACAAAGAACTTTAGAAGATTGGGCTAAGTTTGATATAAATAATAGGACTAAGCATGATGCATCTATAAGCTCTGGACTAGCTTTAATGGCTTGTAATAAACATAGGTATAGTCCTAAAGGAATAACAAAAACTAAATCATACTCTTTAGGGTTTAAAAGGTATAATAACGAGGGAACTACTTCAAAAATAATATAATAAATGAATATAAGCACAAATACTAATAGCTCATTTCCAGATCAGGTTGTAAGTGATGCTGAGAAAGCAACGTGGGAATACGGTCTTCAAGTTAGTAGAGCTATTGAGCAAGAATGGTTTAATTACGGAGGAAGTGGTTCAAACCGTTATGCTACAAATTGGAATAATTTCCATAACCTGCGATTATACGCTAGAGGAGAACAAAGTGTGCAAAAGTACAAAGATGAACTAGCTATTAATGGGGATTTGTCTTATCTTAATTTAGACTGGAAACCAGTTCCTATATTATCTAAGTTTTCTAACATAGTTGCTAATGGCATAACCCAAAAACAATACGACTTAACTTCTTACGCTCAAGACCCTGAATCTTTAAAGAAAAGAACAGACTTTGCAGAAGACTTGTTATTTGATATGCTAACTAAAAATGAGCAAGCTCAAGCTTCCGAGGTTGTTAATGTAAACTTAAGTCGTTCTAACATATCCCCCGACAATTTACCAGAATCTTTAGAGGAGAGAGATCTGCACATGCAGCTTAGTTATAAGCAAGCTATCGAGGTTGCCGAGGAAGAAGCTATTAGCACTGTTTTAGCAACTAATGAATTTGATTTAACTAAATCTAGAGTAAACCAAGATTTGGTTAATATAGGTATAGGTATAACTAAAACATCGTTTAATCCTGCTGAAGGCATTGTTGTTGACTATGTAGATCCCGCTTATTGTGTTTGGTCTTATACGGAAGATCCTCACTTTGATGATATATATTATGTAGGAGAAGTTAAATCTATAACTATACCAGAGCTCAAAAAAGAATTTCCCAACATATCTGATAAAGAATTAGAAAGAATTCAGAAGATGTCTGGAGATAGAAGAATGATTCGTGGGTTTGAAAGCTACGATTATAATACTGTACAAGTTTTATATTTTGAATATAAAACATACACTGACCAAGTTTTTAAAATAAAGAAAACAGATTCAGGCTTAGAAAAAGCAATTGAAAAAACTGATCAATTTAATCCACCACCTAATGATAACTTTGAAAGAGTTTCAAGGTCTATAGAAGTATTATACGAAGGGGCTAAGATAATTGGAACAGATACAATGCTTAAATGGGAAATGTCAGAAAATATGACACGACCAATGGCTGACACTACTCGTGTAGAAATGAGCTATTCTTTATGCGCTCCAAGAATGTATAAAGGTAAAATACAATCTTTAATAAGTAAATGTATAGGGTTTGCGGATGTAATACAGCTGACTCATTTAAAAATACAACAAGTATTGTCTAGAATGGTTCCTGATGGTATCTTTTTAGATATGGACGGTTTAGCTGAGGTTGATTTAGGTAACGGAACAAACTACAATCCAGCGGAAGCGCTAAACATGTATTTTCAAACAGGTTCTGTTGTAGGTAGATCTCTTACTCAAGATGGAGATATGAATAGAGGTAAAGTTCCTATTCAGGAATTAAGTTCCTCTAATGGCATGGGCAAAATACAATCTCTTATTACTGCATATAATTACAACATGCAAATGATTAGGGATGTTACCGGATTAAATGAAGCAAGAGATGGATCTTTACCTTCTGCTGATTCATTGGTTGGACTGCAAAAAATGGCAGCTAACGCATCAAACGTAGCTACTAAACATATTCAGGATGCTAGTATTTTCTTAGCGCTTAGTACTTGTGAGAATATTTCTTTAAAAATAGCAGATGTATTAAACTTCCCACTTACTAAAAATTCTTTAATGAATAGCGTATCTACATTTAATGTAGAGACTTTAAAAGAAATGGAAAACCTAAATCTACACGATTTTGGTATATACTTAGAAATGGAACCTGACGAAGAAGAAACAGCGGAGTTACAGCAAAATATACAAATAGCTTTACAAACAAAAGAAATAGATATTGAAGATTCAATAGATATTAAACAAATTAAAAATCTTAAGCTAGCTAATCAAATGCTAAAGTTAAAGCGCAGAAAGAAGCAAGAAAGAGAAGAGGCTTTAACACAAAAAAATATACAAGCTCAAGCTGAGGCTAACGCTCAGGCTTCCGAAAGAGCGGCAATGGCTGAAGTTGAAAAACAACAAGCTCTTACCGCGGAAAAAGTAGCAATTGAACAAGCTAAGTCACAGTTTGAAATACAAAGAATGCAAACCGAAGCTCAAATAAAGAAACAATTAATGGCAACTGAATTTGAGTACAATCTGCAACTAGCTCAAGCACAAATAGGTGCTACTAAACAAAAAGAAGCTGAAATAGAAGATCGTAAAGATAAACGAGTAAAAATACAAGGTACTCAGCAAAGCGAACTTATACAACAAAGACAAACAGAAGGTATGCCTAAAAACTTTGAATCACAAGGTAATGATGTGATGGGAGGATTTGATTTATCTTCATTTGACCCTACATAAATAAGTATTTAATAATTATATAATATTATATCATGAATGAACAATTAAAAACGGAAGGATCTTTTAAGATCCAATCCAAGCCTAAACTAACTGACGAACAGTTGGCGGCTAAAAACAGGGAGCCTTTAATAGATGTTCCAAGTAACGTAACCCGAGTAGTAATTCCTAAAGAAGAAAAAGATGCCGTTCAAGAGTCAAGCTCAGATGGTTTGGATGAGAATAAACAAGCCGAAGATGTACAGGAAGTGGAGGAAGGAACACCCGAACCAGTCATTAAAGAAATTACCGAAGAAGAAGAAAAAGAAATAAAAGCTGAGGAGTCAGCAGTAGAACCACAACCTGTTCAAAATGATTTGCCAGAAAACATAAATAAACTGGTGGATTTTATGAGAGAAACAGGTGGGACTATGCAGGATTACCTCAGATTAAACACTAATTACGAGGACGTTGACAGAGATGTGCTTGTAAAAGAATATTACAAAAGCACTAAACCTCATTTGTCACAGGAAGAAATCGATTTTATGATTGAAGACACCTTTGCGTTTGATGAAGATATTGATGAAGAGCGAGACATCAAAAGAAAAAAACTCGCATATAAAGAAGAGGTTTCAAAAGCCCGTAAGTTTTTAGAAGATACAAAAGAAAAATATTATGACGACATCAAGTTGAAGTCGCCTAGTCTTTCTGAGGATCAGCAAAAAGCGTCGGACTTTTTTAATCGATATAAGGAGGATCAGGAAAGAAACTCAAAAAACCACGAGAAGTTTAAAACTCAAACCGAACAATTATTCAATAAAGATTTCGAAGGTTTCGATTTCAGTTTAGGAGAAAAAAAGTTTAGGTATGGAGTACAAAACGCTTCTCAGGTTGGAGAAAAACAATCGGACATCGGTAATTTCATAGGGAAGTTCCTTGGAGAAGATGGTGCGGTTAAAGATACTAAAGGGTATCATAAGGCTTTATACACAGGAGCGAATGCTGATAAAATAGCAAATCATTTCTATGAACAAGGTAAAGCGGATGCTATTAGAGATGTTGTAAACAAATCTAATAATACATCTACTGAAGCTAGAAAAGCGGCACCAGTTGAAAGTGCTCGTTTTGGTGCGTATAAAGTCAAATCAGTTTCTGGAGCTAACTCCGCAAAATTGAAAATTAAAAAGTTTAATAACTAAAAATTATGAGTTTATTACCACAATTTGGGAGTTTAATCCCATCACAAACGCCGCAATTACTCGCGACAAACTATTTACAATGGAATAACAACGGTGGAGGAGCCGTTCCTGCAAACTTTGCAGATTTTGCTCAGAAATATTTACCAGAAATTTAGGAAGCAGAAGTAGAGCGTTACGGAAACCGTACGTTATCTGGATTCTTAAAAATGGTTGGCGCTGAAATGCCAATGACATCTGATCAAGTAATTTGGTCTGAACAAAACAGATTACATATTTCTTACACTGCGGTTGCAATGGCTAGCGCTGGTGTAGCATCCACTCTTACTATTCCGGTTGCTGCTAATGTAATTAATGTAATTTCACAAAACGATACT